TTGCAGTTTCCCAGGTTTGTTTATTTTCAGGAAATAGATTTATTTCTATTTCTGCAATTGTTTCAAAAATTGGCATTTTGCAAATTATGGCAATTCGTGCTATTTCGTAAGCATCCGGTTTCCTTTTTCCTTGATGCCATTCTGTAATTCTTCCTGGATTTTTATGCAGTTTTTCTGCCAGAGCTTTCATTGATCCGGTTTTTTTTGCTGCTTTAGCTATCAGTTCTTGAATATTCATAGTTAAAACTCATCATGTGACAATTTTTTACGGGTAGGATTTCTTACAAGCGAAAACTTGCTGTTTTTCGCAATTTATCACGGGGTTGAGTCATGTCGAACGTTACTTGTCAATATCCGAAGGCTGAAATTTTTGAGGTGCATATGCAAATTTCTGCTTTGGGTTGTGAGTACGTTCGAACTTTTCCGACTTACGCTCATGCTTTCGCTTGGGCTAGCTCTATTGTCGATCCGTTTGACTGGATTATTTATCGTGCTTCTGATCGTCGTAGCGTCTCTGATATTGGCGCTGTTCGTGATTTTTTCCGGGCCGAGCATGATCTGGCTCTACGCTCACTCGCGGCTCATCACCAGGCAGTCGCTGATGCTCTGGCGGTCGCTGACCGGCTCGACGCTGTGCCGGATACCGGCGCTGATCCTGACTTGATCGTCGATGCGGCGGCATCGCTGCGTCTCCTGTGTTGCCTGCTGGATGTTGGCAGCGCTGCGCGCGGTGGCGAGGGCGAGCCCTGCGAGCGCACGGCGACGGGCGCGGCGCTGCTCTTCCCCCCCCATGGTAATCACGGGGATAACCAGCAATGACCCGTCCTGCCCAGAATCCCCTGGTCCTCGACGGCGAAGACGTCAAGGCCCGACTGCTGGCCGAGCGGATCGAGACCCGCAGCGTCGTGCACGTCGATTGGGTGCGCTTCACGACTTATCTGCGCAACGCTGATACCCCGTCCGCGGACCTGCTCTTCCCCTCGCCTGACCTTTGCGTCTGGGATGACGATTTCCGCAAGGCCCAGCTCAACCGCGTCCTGGCCAGCGTCCCTGACGGCGACTTTGCGCCTGCTGCCCAGGCTTTTGAGCTGGCCGGCAAGGTCGCTGCCACCCTCGGTGATGATTTCCTTGTCGCGCTCGAAGTCCGCAAGGGGCACGACTTCTATAAAAGCCGCTGGAGCATCGAGCGCAACGGTGTCGAATGTGGCTGGGTCGGCTTCCTGACCAGCGGCAAGAACCCTAAGCAATCTGCCCAGGCGCGAACGCTCCACGTGAACCTTTACGGTGCGGCCTGTACGTTTGCTGCCAGTGGCTGGATGGATCGCCTTGCGGCGCTCATCGAGGACGTCAAGGGCGACATCACCCGCTGTGATCTGGCCCTTGATTTTTTCGATGGCTTCGAGGGCGGTCTCGATCAGGTCATGGCTGACTACCGCGCTGGCCTGTGCGACGTTGCCGGTCGTCGGCTCAAATGCAACATGGTAGGTGACTGGATCAATGGGCGTGAGCGGTCGTTCTATCTGGGCAGCAAGGAAGCAGGGAAGCAGACGAACGTCTACGAGAAGGGTCACCAGCTGTTTGGCGCTGACTCGGATTCGAAGTGGGTGCGTGTCGAGCTTCGCTATGGGAACAAGCTGCGCGTTCTGTCTCCTGACCTGCTGCGTCGTCCCGCTGACTTTTTTGCTGGTGCGTCTGACTGGCACGCGCTTATGCTTACTCGTGCCGATGCCATCCCCTCTCCGCAGCGGATTTCCACTATCTCGCGCTTGGAGCTTGAGACTGTCCAGGCCGAAGTAAACCGCTCGATCAGGTGGGCCATGGATGTAGCAGGCCCAACCATTGCAGCGGCTTTCCGCTTCTTCGGTGATGGTTTCCTGGCTATTTGCGAGAACAAAAAGCTTCCGGCTCGTCTGTCGCGCTTCTCGCATGACGAACTTGTCCGCGCTTTCTCTACTGCCGAATCTCGTGTTCAGCCCTGCATTGACCACGGCGAACCCTTCTTCTTGTCTGACCGTGACATTCCTCACGTTCTTCATTTCAAACCGTCGAACGCTGGCCCGGCGTTTGCCTGACGGTCTACCAGGGCGAAGGAAAAAAATCATGAAACTGAATTCCCAGGTCATCTGTACCGGCATCAAAGAATCCAAGGGTGAGTATGAGGGGCGCGCTTTTAGCTCGACCACTTTTCACTTGATCGTGGACGTTGCGGACAATTCCGCAGGCCGCAGCATCGGTGCTGTGACTCGTCCCTTCAAGATGGGAGATGCCGACGAATTTAAGAAGTGGGAGCATCTGGACAAGTCCTGGCCTACTGGCGGCTTGCTTTGCGATTGCGTTTTCGATGTGGTCGCCGGTGCTGGCAACGATAGCAAGCTCACCCTGTTGTCAATTAAGCCGGTCAGTGCAAAGGCTTGATATGCCGCGCTACATCATCCAGTCAGCCGCTACGGGGCGTTTCCTCGCTCCTAATGCTGAAGACCATCAGCCCGAATGGGTCGTGTCGCTGCGGCTGGCTGGTGGCGGCATCACTGATGATCTTGAGCGTGTTCACCAGCTCATCGACGATTGGGCCGATTTCGACGATATGCCACAGGTCATCGACTTGGATGTGCTCGGCACCGACGACAATCCGAACTGAGAATTCAGCGTAGCGCCTGCGGGCGCTCCGGTGGGTTTTCTCCATCAACGTGCCGCCCGTCTTGGCGGTTGGGAGTTTCAAATGTTCAATATCTCGATCCTGCGCACCGTGCGTGCCCGTGCTGTCGCCGTCGCTGCTGCTGTCACTGCTGCCGCTGGCTCGGCCTCCGCTGCTGTTCCGGCTGAAGTCACTACAGCCCTGGCCGATATGAAGGCCGATGGTCTGGTCGTGGCCGGTGCCGTCTTGGTGGCCGTCATCGCCATCGCTGCTGTGAAATTCATCCGCAAAGGTCTGTAAACCAAACCGCAGGCCGCGCCAAATGTCGTACCAATACAACGCCAACTGTTACTCGGATCAATTGTCTGCTGCTCGGGCAATTGCATCTGACAACGTTGGGCGCGTCGTTGTTATTGGTACGACATCCTATTCAATGGATGTTGAATCCGTCACTCCGAATAGTATTAGCTATAAATTGCAGGATTTAAACTCATCTGCATTTATATCTAAAACTGTTTCAGTGAATCCTGTTGAATGTCAATTATTTGATACAGCAGATGGACTAATGATAGGTTGGGGTATTGCTGCCGCATGGCTGGCGACTGCTGCCGTCTTATTTTTGCGGAAGGGGTTGCACGAATGACACCCGGTTTTATTTCTGTCATGGTCTGTCTATTGGGGATAGCATGGCTAATTTCAAACTCCTGATTTGTGCATCGCTATTGGTCGCTGCTTTTGGCAGTCATGCGGGTTATGCTCAGGTGTCTCCGCCTGCTGCTGTCGTTGGTGCTACTGTCAAGACGGGATCGGCTGGGCTTTCTTGGATTAATAACGCTGTTCGATTTAATGGCTCATTAAATATTGGTGGTCGAGCTATTGTTGTTCCTGCTGCAATGCGCTTCGCATCTAATGCGCCTCGCATAATTGCCACTGCAATTGCATTTAATCCTTATATTAGGACTGCATTAACGGTGGCATCATTGATTTCAATGGCGCAGATTGAATGGGATGATGTTAATAGTACTTGGATCAAAAAAGAAATTGTTCCTGGTAAGGCCATATTTTATGCTGATGATCCATGGAATCCTGTTTATTCCCATGGGAATGCTGGGTCTGCATGTCAAGCATATGTCCAGCGCTGGAATGCAAAAAAAATAAAGGAAAATTCTGATTACGGCCTTCCTGCCTGGGAGCCTGTTAGCGTTACTGCTGTATTAATTGGCGGTGCTTGGTCCTGCGTTGGTACTTCTGGAATTTATGATGGCGCTACTTTAATGACGCCGCTTTTCCAAGAAATTGATGTTGCTGAACAACGGAAAACTCCAATTTCTAATCAAGAGGCAATTGATAAATTAGCGCCTTTCCCTATTCCTAATGATTTGCCAAATGATTTACCTCCAGGCATTGTTATTCCTGTAGAACCTACACCTATTATTAATCCTGTACCTGATCCGCAAGTTAACCCTCTAACTCGTCCGCTGCGTGAGCCATTGGGTGAGCCTGTCCCTGTCCCAAATACTGATCCCCAGCAATGGAAGACTCCAGTTATTGATGTAATTGCTGCTCCGTTACCTGATCAGCCCTGGCGCGTCGATGTTCAGCCCAAGGACATTTTAAAAAATGATCCGTCGCCTATTACTGATCCTGCTGTTTCTAACGTTGAGCCAACAGGTCAAACTCAGCAGGAAAAAACGCCTGGTTTGTGTGATTTGTATCCCGATATTCTGGCTTGTCAAAAGCCAAACTTTGACACTCCGGACATTGATCAAATAGAAACCAGGGATGCTTCTATTACGATTACTCCAGATTCAGGCTGGGGCGCTGAGAATGCGACTTGTCCTCCGGCTCGCCATTTGCCGGGTGCTAACGTGGATTTTGAATTCACCACAATCTGCAATTTTATGTCAGGCATCCGGCCTGTCATGATTTCTGTAGCATGGCTCATGGCGGCCATGATCCTCATCGGCTTCAAGCGGGGAGAATGACATGGGCGCTCTTGGAACGTGGCTAGTAAGCCTTGCCGGCCCCGCTGCTGCGAAAATCCTTGCGGCCCTAGGTGTGGGCATCGTCAGCTATGCCGCGCTCTCTGCGGCCCTCACGGCGGCCCTGTCGGCGGCTAAGTCGGCCTGGGGTGGTCTGACTGGCGATGCCTTGTCACTCATCCAGATGTCCGGCGCATCCTCGGCTCTGTCTATCGTCTGCGGTGCGCTCATGGCTCGCCTGGCCCTTCTGGCTGTCAAGCGGTTCGAGGTGCTGAAATGATTACGCTTTTTACCGGCTCTCCTGGTGCTGGTAAAACCGCGTTTCTGGTTGACTATTTATCCAAAATTTCTGATGGTCGCCCGATCTATTCGGACGGCCTCGATGGGCTATTGATTCCCCATTTTCCAGTTGATTCTTCCGACTGGCACAATCAATTACCTGATGGGGCAATCCTGGTTATTGATGAGGTCCAGCGCGTTTGGCGTCCTCGTGGTCCAGGTGCTAAGGTCCCAGAATCCGTGTCTGAGCTGGAAACGCACCGCCATCGCGGTATCGACATTTTTGTTACTACTCAATCGCCGAGACTGGTTGATTCCAATGTCCGAGCATTGATTGGCCGTCATATCCATATCAGGGATACCGGAATTCTTGGGCGTTATTGGTATGAATGGCCGGAATGCAATGAATCAATGGCATGGAAAACTTGCATCAATAAAAAGCGGGTTTCATTACCAAAAAAGGCATTTCAGCTTTATAAATCCGCATCTTTGCATACCGTCCCTGTTCGCGGCGTTCCTCGTGCTCTATTTATCGGAATAGTCGCCCTGGTCATACTCACGATATTGGCTTTCTTGGCTTATCGGATCATTCAGCGTACACAATCCCCAGTTCCCGACAATAACAAAATTACGGCTGACGTAAATAATTCATTGGGTAATTTTATTACGGCTGATGTAAAAAAGTTATCTATCGATGATCGCGTGGATTTTATTCCTCGGGTATCTCACAAGCCAGAATCAGCGCCTGCGTATGACCATCTGAGAAAAATCAGCGTCATGCCGGTTGTCGTTGGCGGCTACTGCCAAGGCGAGCGCTGCAAGTGCATCACGCAACAGGGCACAGATCCGGGCTTGTCCAATGACGAGTGCCGCACCTGGATACACTCTCGCCCCTTCGACCATTACCGCATCGAGGCCCAGCCCATTCAGCAGCCTTCTGAGTCTCCCCAGTCTGTCCCAGTCGCTGAAAATCCGCCAGCCGGCCGGCAGTCCTGATCACTGCTGAACAACGGGACCCATGCGTCAGCATGGGGGCCACCGCAACGCTTGCCACTGGCTGTAACTCGGCGTTTGATACATTCATGAAAAAACCCGGCAGTGCCGGGTTCTTTTACTTTTGCCCTTTTTTTTTCTTTTCGGGGGGTTGGGCGTCCCCCCTTTAGCTCTCCCAGTGCTTCCTTCCATATTTCCGCTTTTTCTGGGTGTAGTTCGGCCTCGATCATCGCTACTGTGATCAACACGGGCAGTCCTGCTGCTTTTGCCATGTAAGCTACTTCTCCAGCGTCTGGTTTAGCTCTTCCCTTTTTCCATTCTGTGATCCTTGCTGGTGCTTTTTTCATGCACCGGGCTAGTTCCATGGCGCTGCCCTTTGCTCTGCTGGCTTCTTCTATCAAGTTCAGCAAGTTCATAGTTTTTTTCCTTTACTGAGTCTGTAAAATAGTGCTAAATTTCGCTTGACGTTTACTTTGTCAGTAAGTAGTCTTTTATGTAAGCAATGTACCACGGGGGCTAGCCATGCAGAACGTCACTTGTCAACACCGCAACGCTCATATTTGGACTCGGGACAAGTATCTCCGCGCTTCGCGCTTGGCCCGCTTCCTCTCCCGGCGTTACATCCTCCTGGATGTTGGCATGCCTCCGCTTCTGGATCGGTATTTCCAGCTCTGGTCGCGTTACCCCGAGTGCCGCGATCCGTTGACCCTCCCGCTCTTTCAGCGTCCCGGCTATGACCCTCTTATCCCGTTCTGAGGTGCTGGCCATGAATACCACTTCTGTCGTGGCCGAGGCTCTGGCCTTGGCTGACCAGCTCGACGCTGTGCCGGATACCGGCGCTGATCCTGATTTGATCGTCGAGGCGGCGGCATCGCTGCGTCTCCTGTGCTGCCTGCTGGATGTTGGCAGCGCTGCGCGCGGTGGCGAGGGCGAGCCCTGCGAGCGCACGGCGACGGGCGCGGCGCTGCTCTTCCCCCCCCATGGTAATCACGGGGATAACCAGCAATGACCCGTCCCGCCCAGAATCCCCTGGTCCTCGACGGCGAAGACGTCAAGGTCCGACTGCTGGCCGAGCGGATCGAGACCCGCAGCGTC